TAGCGTCTATCAAGTCAGAAATAACACAAGGAGGAAACCAATTAATTTTATACATTGATTACGTTACAAAAGAGTTCGTGTTAACACATGATAAATATAACTATGTTTATCTTGATAGTCATTGCATTAATATCGCAATAACGAAATCAATGAAAAGCGTTGAACACTACGCGGAACAATTGAAACATGACGGATATAAACAAATTACGGACAAATGGGAGGGATTAAAATGATTGCACGAACATTCAAAGAACATTTCGACCTCATTGAATGGTTACGTTTCTACTGTAAACGTAACCTCTCAGACAATGAAAAAGTAGAGATCATAGAGGGTACTTTACAAGATTTCGACGTTCCGGAAATAAATATCACCGAACTTTTGTTAACTCATTCGACACTATTGCCCGAGTCGAGTCAATTTAACATTCTTGAAAAGTATTGTCAGGCAATGAAACTGGTAACTTCATACGTAAAAGTTGGTTCTCGCTATCAGTTAGCGATACAAATACCAAAAGGCTATTTAAAGGAGGTGGAATAGTGGCTACATTCTACAAGAAACCAATATACGATATCACAGTATTTTATATAGATGGTTGGGAGGTTTTGATACACAAAACCGAACCTCTCACCTTAATAAAAGCATTAAAATATACACGCATATACCTAGAAATGGATATAGTGAATTGCGTTAGAATAGAAAGAAATGGACGTCCTATAGCTACATTTTATAGGGAAGTATTAAAACTGTATAAGGAGAAAGAACTATGAGAAAAGATTTCGTATACATTAACACACCCGATCCAAAAGCAAATAAAAAGGCGTTAGCAAAAATCACTAACGCCAAAGAACCAAAACAAAACTATCGCAGACTACAATCAATATGTTATCTACTATTCATCATTGTAATAGAACTAATCTTGGTAACTCTACTAAAATAGGGTTACCAGATTTTCATCTTATTAAACAAATCATAATGCAAATTTTTAATAACAATGTTATCAAACCGCAAATAACTATTTTTGAATGCCTTCGCCACTGTTGAAAGATAATAATTATTTCGCCAATTTTTCATCAGCAATCTATTTTCTTCATGGTCTTTCGTAGTCATTGCATAAAAATGATTTGTATTTGGTTGATAATCATAACTCACATAGACACAACCTGTTTCAGCGTCTATCCAATAACCAAAGATTTTCCCTTCAAAAGCAATAGCACAAAGGAAACTACTATTCTTACTTCTCTTTTCAATAAACGTATCACTATCATTAACAAATTCATTGTTGATACTGAAATCTTCATAATCTGTTCCACGAATCAATCTACCAAAAGGTGTTTGTTTCTTTACTTCTGCAAAGTCTTTTGAATCACACAATTCAATCAAAATACCTCGATCTTGATATAGATTAAAACGCTTATTCAAATCTGGCTGCAGATTGAAATACAAGAAATAAGGGTTCACTACACTTGTTGCATTACTCAACATAATACATCTAGTATTAGTCCGATCACGAAAAACAGTTTCCATCATGTTCAACAAGGCTTCAGCTTCGTTTGGTAAATAAGTGATTTTTGATTTCTCAATTAAAAACTCATCAAACAAAATTGTACGAACATCTGGATATTCATTAGATTTTTCGATCCCCCATGTACTAAGTGGAACAGCCCAACCCATTAATTTATCATCACAATAGAATTCTTTTCCTTTTACTTCAAGTTTATGATCAGGAAATTCTTTCGCCATTGTTTTGAAAAATTGAGGAATCTTTTTAAGCTCTGTTTTGAATCTTCTTAAATAAATAAATTGTTCTCCCTGTTTAATAAAGCGATTAACAACAAATTTTTTATATCCATACGTTTTACCTATACCACGTGCGCCTATTACAAACAACATTAGGCAATTAAAGCCTAAAGCATTGTTAGGGCTATAGTATAAGTTTTTCTCTTTAAGTTTAACGCCTAAGCTATTTGTCATACTATACACTCCTATTTATATACTGGTTTCTTTTCATACATTTTTAAGTAAATATCAAACTGTTCAGGCGTCCACACCATTGAGGGAATTTCTTTTCCATGAACATGATTGTATGTTCCTCTAATATGATCGAGTTGTGTTGGATCAGACAATTCAAAGATCGTTTCTCCGTCAAAATAAAACACGCTTGTGCTACCTGTTGTAAGAGTGAAAATAAACTCATCACTTGTGGCGTCAAATATTTTATTTTCAGGAGGAACAATTTGATCCTGTTTTTTACCTACATACAGATCCCATGTATTACTATTCCCATAGAAAACATTCAAATCAAGATTGCCGTTGTATCCCGTTAAACGACCTTTGCTTGTAAACTGAAAGCAAGCAACAACTGGAAAATTATTTGTTTTAGGTGGCGCTGGTTGGGAGTATCCTTGCGGTTGATTTGAACCATATTCAGCAACCCATAAACCATAATCGCCTTTTGCAATACTAGAAAAATCAGTTGTATTGAGGTTTGCTGTATACGTATAAAACCATGCTTTAACGCCTGTTTTATTATAAACATAATCAAGAAATGTTTTCGCCCAATTTACATCTTTCTGATTTGACCCTTCAAAGTCAAGAATAAGAACAGCTTTACCAATGTAACCCTTAATATTGTCTAAAAAGAATTGCGCTTCTTGTTGAGGTGTACCTTCTAAACCTCTCTCATGCGCAAAATGATACACACCAATCTTTTTACCTAAAGACAAAGCTTGTTGAAATGCTCGGTCACAATCAGGGTTTACATAACCTGTTCCGCCTGTTGCTTTAATAATTACAAAATCGCATGGAACTTTTGAAAGATCAATTCCTGTTTGATAACTAGAGATATCAATACCATTCATCATTTAATATCGTCCTTTCTGTTGAGTGTTCCATCTAAAAACTTCTTAACATAATCAGTCCAATTATTATCATCATCGATATCTGAAATATGTCCTAGTATACTATAAATTTCTGATAAAATCAAACCAACCAACATTGTTATATACATTGTAATACCTACTGCACCGAATTTTACTGCTACAGGAATAAAGTAAACCACTAAAACCATTTCTGCCACCTTAACAATGATACCTGCTTTAGCTTTAAAGCTACTAAAGTCGATTTCCTTGTTAAATTTGGCAATTGTAAAACCTAACACAAAATCGATAATCATTGCAACCATTAACCATAGAATCAAACCGTAAACAAGATGGTTATCATCTGCCAACCATTGTGTGATATATTCTATCATACCTTTTTCTCCTTATTAAAATTTCCAACCATTCAAGGCATCGGATAGCAATAGATAAATAAGATCATCTTTATCCTTATTGTTATCGTTATTATCTCCTCCAGTATCTCCATCTCCAAAACATTGTCCTAAAAACTTCAAAGGGTCTTCCCATGTTCCATCATCTATGAAAGATGATCCTAAAGCAGTCATAAAATCTTTTTTAGTAAAACCTAAATGTAAATGATCCGCGTCACGTATTGCGCAAACTTGTCCGTTCTTAACTTTGTCGCCAACTTTTACCTTTATATTTGACTGGTTATAACTAAATTCTTGATAAACGATATTGTAAGTACCATCGTTTATCACAAAATATGCTCTTAATGCGCCCATTGTTCCAACGTGTGTTACTGTACCATCGCAACAAGCGATCATTTCATTGCCTGGGTGATCAATCGACCCAAAGTCCAGTCCATCATGGAAATTGTTTGGTCTGCCGTTTCCTGTATGCGTGCCAAAAAGTTGTCCACTCATGAAACTTTTAGGATCGAGATTTGTATTCTTGATTGGTGTTCCATAGCAACGTTTTACGCCACCGCCACCGCTACCGTCAATATGCTTACTATAAGCTTGTGCAAGATCAAGTCTTTCTTCGATATGAAGTTTACCAGGGCGTTCCCAGTGACACATAAAATTAATTGTAGCAACATCAATATTTGCAGATTGTTTAAATGCTGAAAGGGTCTGAGGGTTAGTATAACCTGCAGAAGAAACAGGTGTATTATCCATCCATTGACCTGTTTTATCCCCTTGAGCGATGATCTCTGCTTGACCTTCTAACGTTTCAGCTTTAGCATTAGACAACCCACAAATTTGAGCTTGGCGATAAAGATTGCTTTTAGGTGTCCATTGACCTAACCCATACCCGCCTCCACCATATTCATTGCTATTCGGGTTCAAACCAGCCGATTCCCAATGGAGATTGGCGACAACTCCTACTTGTGAATTTTTATTATAGCCATATTTTGAAAGTATTTTAGCGATTGTTTGTCCTCTAGCTATTTGTTCATTTGTAAGAGTTGCCATCTCATATCCTCCTAGTTATATACATTGCTTGCATTTGGACCTGTTAGCACATGATCGATTCTACGATTATAGAAAACAGTCTGAGGTGCTTTATAGATCATTGGTGTATTTACTTTTGTTGAATTAGACAAACCACGAACAACAAACCCATCATAGTTAACTCGATTGTCAGCCGTTTGAATAAACCGGTAACCGTCCGTCAAAGGTGCTTCTTGTGCCATCAAGTCACAATAGAAATTAACGCCACCGCCATACAACGTGATAACATGTCCTTGACAACGATATAATTTACCTGTAATCTTTAAGTTTCGGTAATGTCCGTAAACAACAATTAAACGTGAAATAGCTGTACTATTCATTCCCTCAACTTGTGAGTTACGACAATAAACATCTACATCAATATAAGCTTGATCCACATCTTGAAACTCAAACAAAGCGTTTCTATTTCCGTATGCTAGAAAATGGTTGTTGTTTTGGACATGCAAGTTATGCGCATATCCTCGATAATAACTTACGCCACCTTCGATTGTGTTACCAGAAATTTCACAGAAATTAATTACATTCTGATAATCATCGTCATTGTCGATAATAATCGCTGTACAAAAGTGAATACGGTTGTTTTTCACAAAGAAACCTCTGAAGCCTGTACCTCTAGTATTGATATCGTTCCCTTGCCACATACCATTTACATCGGGAAAAGCTGTTTTGATAATTGCTTGAGAGATATTAGAGAATAGACAATTTTCAAAGGTAACCCCTCTACCTCTAGCAACGACAACATACGTTCCTTCGTTTAAAGTGCAGTTGCGAACAAACAAATCAAAGTCAAAACGGTTGTAATTGCGAGTATCATTAAAGAAAATTCCTTTACCACTTTGAGCGCCTTGTGGCAACCATAATGCAAAACCGTCAATGTTGAAACTTTCAATGTTTACATTAAATGCAGTCATTGTTTCAAACTTTAATGTCGTTTCTCCTGATCCTAAGAAAGTAACTACAGGTACATCACGTTTCAATTCAATGGTGTTAGCAAAGCGATAATATGAATCACGTTCACAAGGAGGAAAATAAAAAGTGATACCCATTTCGCTTTTTTCTTCAAGTAATTTATTTAATATTGGTGTACAATCTGTTACACCGTCAGCAATAACGCCATAAGCACTTACATCGATTGTAGTTGTCATTTTTCTTGTGTCAACAAATTTGTTGAAACTCTCCTGATTTTCATTCTCGTGTAATGTTTCATCAAAAACAACTTGTTTCGGGTTCGTTTCAGGGTGCAATACGTAATTCTTTTGATTTTCTTCTTTTAATTTGTTCATTTGAATATCAATACGTTCTTCCATATGAGCCTCCTTATTTTAGAGGGAAAACACAATTATCTAGGGTTAGATACTCGATTTTACCTACATTGTCATTTACAGTTACTTTGCCATCAGGTGTGATTGCTACATAAACCATTTCTTTTGTATCTGTTGGATTTGCTGTGTAGTATTTTGCTAAACAACCAATACGTTTTGTTCTTATTGGTCTAAAACCTTCTGGTAACGTTGTAATCACAGGGTTTGTCAAACTTTCAGTAAACTTTACCATACCTTCGATCATACCAATTGCTCCGAGATAAGAGATTGCATTTGTTTTATCACTAGGTGTATATAGTTGACAATTTGTCATTGTCAACTCAGCACGACTGGTCAAATCTAACAAGTTTTCTGCACGAACACTTGGATATAAATTATTGTCATTGCTATCCTTCATTTGAATATTTTTATTTGCCATTATTTTTCCTCCTATGGTAATACACTATATTGTATTGCTGTGTTCTCTAAACTACTTACACGAACAGCAAGATTAGTTGTATTTTGTTGAGCTGAATCAGCAGTGTTTTTAGCTGCCGTTGCAACTGCACTGATACCTTCTGCAGTTGTTTTCGCTTGTTCTGCAGTTTGTTGTGCTGTACCAGCCTTCGTCAACGCTTGATTTGCAGTTGATGTTACTGTTGCAATCTCTGTTGACAAACCATCAGCAGTTTCTTTAGCTTGTTGTGCAAGGGTTTTAGCTTCACTAGCGTTACCGCTTATTTCAACATTAACTAATTCAAGATTAGAGTCGCCTGTTAGAACATTTTTAGCAATGGTAACAGGCATTAAACGATTGTGTTCTTTGTCTTCCATTTGAATGTTTTTATCTGCCATATTACACCTCTACATAACGAATACCATCAAGATTAGACACTGTACTCTCTAATGTTGTTATTCGATTGGTTAGTTTACCAACATTTACATTTAATTCAGCTACAGAATCTTTTGCTTGATTGGCAGTAACTACAGCATTTTGAACTGAGGTATTCATTGTTTCGTCATTTTGTTTGAGTGTACCCAATTCTCCTTCTACATTCGTGCCGCTATTAGTCATAATATTAACGGCTTTTGAAATTGGAAATAAATTGTCTGATCCATCTTCGCTTGTTAGTTGTGTTCTAATGTCTGCCATTATACACCCTCCGTTCCTTTAATGTTAAGATAAATATATCCTGTAGCGGTATTCCAGCCACTAACTTTATTGATTGCAACAATACGTAACGTGTCAATAGGATCGGCTCCATAATCAGTATTATCGCGTTGAATCTTATACCAAAATGTTCGATCATCAGCAACATCTGGTTTATTTTTTGTCAAAAGAATATTCACACTGTTAGCACGTGTTTCAGCAACCAAGATTTGTAATCTTTTAATTTCTTTGATATAATTTGCAAAAACAGTATCGTTGATTAAACTTTCTAACGTACCATCAGACAACCATTTTTTGAGTGTGTCAGTTGTGATCTCTTCTAACTTCTCAACAAAATGTTCGATAAAGTAATTTAAATAACCACTCATATCATTAACTAAAGCACCAACTTCATTCAGATAGGCAATTAAAGCCGATACTTCTTCATCTAATAGTAATTCATATCTGTATTCGGTATGAGGATATTGGCTAAAACGTTCTTTGAATACAGCGGGTAAACCGTCAAACCGCTTGTCGGGGTTAAAATCTACCATTGATACTACCTCCCTCCATAAACAAGGAGAAATAATCCTTCCTTGTTCATTTCTCTAAAGATCATTTTCTCAATTCTCAAAACACTTCTACGATATTTTTCGAGTAAGTCAGCATAATCAGTGTTTCCCTTTTTACCTTTATATCGTGTAATCGTATCTTTGGTTTGATTTTGATCTTTATTAATGTCTGTGTTCTTTGTTTCTTTTTCAGAAGCATTGCTTCGTGTATTTTGATTTGTTTTGTCGTTGTTTGTTTCAACGCCTGTGGAGCTTGTTGTTTCTTTACTCAAATCTTCTGTGATATTTGTTGCATAATTGATTACACCTGTGCCATCTCCATTGCTGGCAATTCTCAAATCTTTTTGAGGTGTGTCTGTATAAGTGTTCCTTGAGAAAGAATCGGTTGTTCCTGTGTCATGTGTATTTTTGTTTCTGTTGTCTGTTTGATCTACTTGCTTCGTTTGATTTTTCGATTCATCGCGATTCGCTTTGATGTTTGTATCAATCTCATTTAACAATTTCTGTTTCTCATCAATGGTATAGTCCATGTCATCAAAAATCGGAAACTCTTCAAGATTTGATAGGAACATTTTATTCCAATAGGGCATATTTAGATTTAAATATTCGTCAAGATTAAACTTAAATGATCCCATCGTTTCTGAGCCTATCTCTCTCAAGTAAAAGTGATTGATAAATTTTGTTTCAAATTCTGCTCGTTTTGTTTCGTCGTAAAATGGATAATCAAAATCAAACAATTGTTTTCTGCCAACTTCAATACGTTCTTTTCGAGATAATTCAGGTTGGTAATAAGTGAAACTTTCAATATAACGTTTAAGTAGCACTTGGCAACCCTCCACTCATCTGGTCTTTTTTTGATTGACCTGCTGCTAGTTGTAATTGTCGCACTGCGTCCGTTCTAAACTTCACGTCAATCTTTCCGTCAAGTTCATCACCGAAGACACGATTTACACGATCGCAAAACTCTTTTCTTGATTTTAACAAGATGTTTCCTGAACTTTCAATCTGTTCGTTGTTAGATAAGACTTCTGATGTTTGTACACGTGCAGTCTTATCTACGTTAGCATTGTTGATACCTAGAAAAGTTAACACTTCATTCCATACTTCGTTCAATTCTGATCGTAGTTTATCTACTACATATGGAGCATTTGTTTGCCATACATTAAAAGATTCGTCAAACTCCATATCTTTATCCACAAAAACAGCCTGATTATTTTCGTCAATTTGGTTATAAGCTTGTAGCAATGAGAAGTATTTCTTTTCATCAGTTTGAATAATTACAGGTGTTTTTTGCGCTCTTCGATTTACTCTTGATATCTGGTTTATGTCTGCCATATCCAAAGCAAACCGATGAAGACTCGGTAGCGTAGGAACTTTCAAGTCATTGTTATACAACATGATACATTTTGATTTATCATCATCATCATCATATCTTAAAACAGGATATCTCTTGTGATACATTGCTTCGTTTGCTGTAAAGAAAATAGGGTTGTGATAATGATCGATTTGACCATCTTCTGCTCCTGCACAAACCATGAACCCAAGTGTAGGGTCTTTAAAGAAACCAAGATAACCATTAGTGTGTAAAGCAATTTCTAAATAACGAGGGTCAATTGATTTTGGCAAGTTTTCCCATTCAAACAACTGAAACGTAAGGAGCGTGAGTTGTCTACGATAATGTTCATAGTAGCTGATTTCTTCTACATCACTTGAATAGGGTTCATTTGGATAAGGTCTGCTTTTTGCTGTATAACGGTTATTTCTAGCAAGTCCTGCACCTTTTCGTCTACTCATCTTATTCCTCCTTCCTACACATCTCCGTTGTCTTGGTTATAATTCAAAACATCGTTCGTATGCCAAAGCGTAACGCCTGCACTAAAAATTTGTTTCACACGTGTTAACACATCGTTACTCATTGTGCCTACAATATTTGGTTCTTTTAATTTAATGAAATTCCATGCTTTTCTTGTTTGTAAGTTTGGTGTAGCTACTCGATTGCTCTTTGTACCATACATTGAGAAGTAACGATCAAGTCTTGTTGCATACTCATATTTAATCGTCTTAAACCGCAATTGATAATAATTTTCAAAGTTTCCCATTGTGAAAGATAAGTTTGATCCTAGCTGTGTCACATTATCTGGGATATTTTCAATATCTGCCACTTTACCTGCCAAAAGGTTCAATCCGTTTTCTTTTTCTGCAATATAGTTGTTTACTTGTTGTCCTGATCCCATAATATTCGTTAAACCAACAAATGGATTATTACTTGCTAAAGCAGAAAAGATCGCTCCTCCTGTACTCATTGCACTGTTTCCCATACCGTGTCTAAATGTATTTCGTATGTTTTGCTCTTGAGCAATCAAGGAATTTTTGTTTCCTTGCATGAATGCAGCAGCGTAGTCAGATTTAATACCTACATCGTTAGGATCATTATCAATTAACATCTTGTCACTTAAATTGGTAATAATGGTTGAGTTAGTTACATCATAATCAATCGGTTCAATCATTACTTTATTAGAAATACCTAACGAACCTTTTACGTATATACTCAATTTACCGCCTGTAAGATATTCAGGTCTTCAAGTCATTACATGTCCTTTAGTATCCGTGATTTCTAGTAAACAATAGGGATACATAAATAGTTTAGATTCCTTAACATTAAATGGAAAAGCTTCTCTAAAGTAGCTATACACATTTCCTACAAGGTCAATTCTTTTTGGTACGAATGTTCTTGCTTCTTTTACACAAAAGAAAGCGAATGTTTTCATTGTTCCTGTTGGATCACTAGCATAGGTTGGAAGTGTAATCTTATACGAACCTCCTGCATTATACCTTACTGTTTTGTTAGCATGATCCACAACAAATGGTATGCCAGGATAAGAAGTAACATAGTGACCAACAATTTTATTTAAAAAAGGTTCTTTCGTTGTAAGAAACGCCATGTACTCTCCAAAATTAGCATTACCTGCACCATTTGGTTTGTATACCTCGCCATTTGAATTGAGAGGAAGTAAATAATAGGAATAAGGGGAAGGGCCTCCGACAATTGATCCTCCTGATTTATCTTCCTTATCTCCAATCGGCATTGCTTCACTTGTTAGAATAACAAGAAAATTGACTCCATCGTTAGGATGAAAAGTTGTTACATTTGTTGTGGTATATTCCCTACCATAATCAAGCCCTTCTTCAATCGTATTAATAAAAGGTATTCCGTTTGAATAATAAAGTTGAGGGTGTTCTTTTGCAATGAAACTTTCTCGTATGCCAATATCGAATCTATAAGTTTGTAATACATCAATTTCAAAGGTAACAAAGCTTGTGTTGTCATTCTTGTATTCAATGTCGGTAACAAAGGCATACTGCCATTTACTAGGATAAGTTTCTTCGTTTTTAAATATGAGATAGTTACAAGCATATAAGGTGTCTTTGTGTCTATCTACTCGAAAAACTCCACCTAGTTGTGTATCTCTTTGATAAGAACAATCCGTATTCTCGTTAAGAACAGGAAACGAATTAAAGTAAGTTTCCTGTTCTTGTTGAGTTTTACACCATCGTGTATGTTGGTAAGTGTTGTCAAAAGGCACGTTAGCCAACAATTTTACATGTGTATATCGTCTTGCCATAATTTCCCTCCTTATTCGGAAGTAACCGTAACAAGAACTGTTGCTTGTTGACCTCCGATAGCTGTGAATGTTACTAATGATTGACCGACTTCTAACCCTTCTACGGTTACGGCTGTCGCTTTACCTGATGTTTCTTTGACTGTTGCTTTAACCAATGCTGGTGCAGATGAAACAACTTCTCCCTGTTGATTTGTAGCTTCAGCTGGTGTAAAGGTAATAGCCACATCTTTAGATGAACCTTTGACAACGCTAGCTGTTGCACTTGCAAAAGCAACTTTTGTAACTGGTTTAGTTGCTGTTTTGACAAAAGCAACAGCATTCCCGAATTGAGAAGTAGAATATAATTGGTGGTGGTGCAACCAATAATTCCAATATAACCCTTCTGGATTGTATAAGCTTGTTGTTTTGTATAATTTATCGTAGATCATAAACCACTCACTATCTACAATAACTGCCACAATATTTGACGATTCTTCGCCTTGTTTTTTAGGGAACTCATCAATAACGATTTTATGTCCTACAAAGTCAGTTTTACTCATATTGAATGCTGCTGCTAAAACATCAACATCAATTGTTGCGTCAGTGTCAGCGTCAATAATAACGTATTGGTCAGATTTTGAGGTAGATGTTTTAACGCCTTGAGCGTTGTAAGCGGAACTCATAAATTCTAATTTGTTAGAGGTTGATTTGATCTTACGAACAAATTCTTTTGCATTTGATTCAGTAATTTCGCCAATTTCGATCTCTTTGAATAGTTCTTTTTCTTGGTAGTTTGAAATTAACAATTTCGTGTATTCAAATTCGCTTACTTCGTCGCCTGTGTATAAAGCGTTCATTATACCTGCAACAAAGCTATTGAAATTATCCCAAGATGTAAATGCTTTTTGTAAATCTGGTTCTTCGATCGTTTGTTTGTAAAAACCTTCACGATTAATTTCATGGAACAATGTTTTTACATCAGGAACTTCTTTTTGAAATACTCCTGTAACTGCTTCATCTGGATCAAATTTATGTTCTTTTGCAATATCGATAAAAATTTCTTCAATCGTTCGACCTAAAGGCATGTTTCCTTTTTTAAACATTTTCAAAGGGTTGCGCCATGATTTGTATCGGATAACTACTTTACCAATACGATCAACTAAAGTTGAAATAAATTCATTTTTTACTACCTCTAAACGTGTGATCCCTGCTCCAACTGCGGCGATGTTGTCTGCATTTGGCATAGGTACGTTCGCTTGAAAAAGAGAAGATGAGCTATTGTAAATAGCAGTCATCAATTGTACTGGTGTTTCTACATTTGTGGCTTTAAGAACATCTTGTTCTGTGATTTTGTCTGCCATGTTTTTCCTCCTTAAATTCCTAAATCATCTAGTGTAATATTCTGGTCTGTTTCTGGTTCGTTATTTTCTGGTTGTTCTACAATCGCTCGTTCTCGGAACAATTTTGAGTTTGAAATAACCAACGCTTCGTTATCTTTCTTTAACTTTTCAAGCGTGCTATTTGCTGATGTCAAAGCTTCAGTTGTTGCTCCGTAGTCTTCTCGCAATGCTTCAAGATGTTCTACAATCTTTGATCTTGCTTCACCGTCTGTGACACTTTCAAGAATACCATTTAAAATTGATTCATGTTCTTTAATTTCCATAATCTCCACCTCCTTTTGATTCTATTATACCATAAAAACTGTTTCACGTGAAACATAATTCTGTGAAACACAAAAAAGAGTAGCCACATTTAAGGGCTACTCCTAAAAGGTTTTTGCGATTGGTTGACGGTCAAAACGTTTATGTGTCCATAACTTAACGGGAGCGCACGATATTTCACGTGTACATTCGCCCAATCTCGCCAAATTTGACTCTTGTCAACTATCACAAGAATATTTTACCATACTTTGCAAAGAATGTAAATAATTTATTTTTTGAAATTTCCTGTTTTTACTAATGTTACTGCTTCAATTTCACGTGTTTCTTTTCCATAGATTTCTTCAAAGTCATGTAAAGAAATATCCGTATAGTGTTCGGTATCATACCCGTCAATCGTTCCTTCGTCGCGTACAATAAACATTGCTTTATATAAATCCATTATTATTCCTCCTTATTTGATTGTAAACATTGTGTCTACTAATACCACGCCACCTTGTGTTCTTTTCGGTAGCAACTTTCCATAACTTGAAAAACCAACTTCAAAATTGTCAAAAGTTACAAGTTCTTTTATTCGATCTGGCATACCAGCACACTTTACATTTAATTCGCCATCAATTTCTTCTACATATGTTTTCTGGCGAATGAATTTTGCTCGTTGAAACGTGCTTTCATGTTTCCAATATCCAAGTTTTATAGGATCAACAAGATGTTCGATTGCTTCTGGAACTTCTGTTCCTACTAGATGAATGCTATCTGTATCACAATAAATGATGTTGTTAAAACATTTTTGAGCGGTTGTAATGGTAGTATATCTACCCCAAGCCGTCACAAAACTAGCAAGCGGAACATAAACAGGATCTCTTAATTCTTCTTCTCCTAGTGTCAATCGAACAATGCCGTCCTCGCCCATGTAAGGTACTTTTCCTGTAATGTCAGGGTTTGTTCCGAACTTTCCATACAAGCTATTTAACATACCTTTGGCGTTAGCTTTTCTAGCCCCTTCGGTGGTGTTCTTTACTTCGATCCATTTATCGATCCAGCCTTTGAACATATCACAAGAAGCTTTGAACATATATCCGTAGGTGTAATGTATCTCTAAAATATCGTAGTGTTCAAAAAATAATTCTAGGTCAACATTTGTAAGAGTAAGATCGATTAATTCGTCAACTCCTAACTTGTTTACACTTGATTCAAGATATTCGTTTTGAATGAATAATGAACTTTGCTTAACTTGAATGGTTGGGATATAACCCTCCTTTAAACGGAATCTTACTTTGATATTTTGAATGTAAAGCGGATAGTCGTTGTTCGGTTTGTATTCTCCTTCGTAGAATAGAGGGGTTCCATATGGTAAAGGTCTTACGTACATTTGAGAGGGATACAAAGAGTTAACATCAAAGACAATGCCGTTCCCTATTTCTTTCCCTTGAAAAACTTTGTTTACCCAAGTGAAGCCACCTTTGTATGCTTTACGTAAATCTTTATCAAACCCTAAAGACAAAATAGGAAACCATTGTTTGAAAGTTGATTTTCCATGTGTAGCTTTTAACCAATCTTTGTAATCGCCTAAAGCGTCACTTCCTCTAGTCATTCGAGTTAGTCCTTGATCGAATTGAATTTTTAATGCCATCGCCATAATCTGAATGTCGTTCTTTAAATAATCCCATTCATCTTTTGTTGGTTTGTAACCAATAGGTCTTTCTTTTGTATAATCTATTTCGCCTTTTTTTATAGGAAAATTAAAAGCTTCTGCAATTTGTTTCACTGGAAAAGGATATTTTTTAAGGCTATCATAAATTATGGTTCGAGATTTCTCTTTTTTCGTTTTACCTGATTTTGTTGTTGTGTAATTAACTTCCCAACAAATTTCCAAAGCATACCATTGCCCCATATTTGATATGAGTGTGGAGAATGTTCGATCTTCTTTTGCTTCTTTACTCCATTTGAAACCATTTTTGAATAACCATGAAAGCATGAACTCTCCATCAAATTTTTCGTTGTGGAAATAAATGTCTGCGCTACCTTGCATTTTGCACCACTCAAAAAAAGAATCGATTTCTAAACCGAACGTTATATTGTCAACGTTGTCTATATCGCATACGCCCCACGACCATACACGACAATCGTTGAGATCAGTCGTTGTTTCAAAGTCACCAGTATATTTCTTAATCATAATTCTTCTCCTGTTTCTGAATTTATTGTAACGTTTTTCGTGGGGTTATATGAGGGGACTTCTCCACCTGTTTCAGATTCGATCACTTTTGCAATCTTACTGTAAACTTGTTCTTTTTTCTGTTGTACTTCTGCTTCGTCATAAATGTAGTCAAGGTTCATGTCTAAGAAGTTACTGACATATGTTTTCATAAATAGATCAAGCCCCATTGAATCAAGTAAACGAACAATGTCGTCAGCGTCTGAATTGAAAATAGTAAACATCGCTTGCCTGAAATTGTCATAATAAAGTTGATCTCTTTCATCAAAATATTGTTCGTCTTGTTTTCCTATATTTTCTAAATAAGACTGAATACCTTCTGGAGAAGTAAAAGAATCAATATTAAAATCTGGTATTGCTTGAAAAGGTAAGTCAGCACCTAACTCTGTTAGAATGGTTGGTGTGACAATTGTGTTTTCTGTGGGCTTCTTAATTTCAACTTTGTTAAGGTCTTTGTAGTGTTCTTCTTTCGCTTTTTGAGCCTGTTCTGTTTTAATCTGCGCTTCTTTGATTTGCGCTCTTGAGATTGCAACATTTCGCTTGTTGATCTCAAAAATGTAATTCTCGTTGTAAGGTTGTGCAAAATCTACCAACTCATCTAACATCTTGTTGAAATCACTACGACTCATATTTGTTGATTTTACGTAGTCAATAAGTCTTTTCTTTGATGTTGGAACAGTTGGAAGTTGCCTTTCCTCAACTCCTTTTTGTCTTAAACGATTGTACTTTTTACGCGCTTTGTTAGATTTTCCGTAGATTTTCTCTAACTTGGCTCTATCATTCTTTGATATTCTTACGGTCAATTCTACACACCTCAATGTAGAAACATAATAAAAACCACCTAGCGAGATTCGCTAAGTGGTTTACTAGATTCCTGTATTTTTATGCTACAGTGAAACCACTTGTAGATTTACAAATTTTTGTCCACCGTTTGATTTTCCTTCGACAAAAGAAATTTTTGGTTTGATGTCAGGGTTAGCAGTCATCATATCAATTAGGTTTTTAGCTGATTTTGTTGCTACTGCTGATACACCTGCATAAGTTTTACCATCTTCTGTGAAGAAAGCGACTAGTTCTGCTTGTGATGGTTCGGCTCCACCAAAACCAG